GGGTTCATGCCCATCGTGAGTTTCAGGGCGGTATCGAGACCACCTGCGCGGAATTCTTCCGTGTTCGCGGTGATTTTCGGCGGGTTCCATTCCGTTACGCTACCCGCGTAGGATTTCCCGCCGAAAAAGAGGTTCTGATTTTTCAGAACGAGACGAGGACCGGCCATTAGCTGGAGGCTCCCGAAGTGAAGATGGTGGAGATATATCCATCATTGATGGAACTGCGGAACGTGATGCGTTCAGCGGGATAGACCGGCCCGATATCGAAATCGAAATACACCTGACCAGACATGACAGACGCCGCCGTGTTCAGGGCCGTATCAGCCCAGCACTTGCCACCCGTAATTGCGCCAAGGGCCGTCAGTTTGCGAAGGTAAGCATTCACATACTGCACGACTTCAGTAACGAAATTCGTGGTGATTCCTTCATCAACGAACTGAAGAACCGCAGACATGACGGAGGCATTGATGACATCGACAGTTCGCGTCACGCAAAGGAATGATCCATCAAGCGCGCGATTCCCCCAGGTCGTATAGCCTTTCGGAGTCCGAACGATAGTGGTCACGTTGGAACTGTTCAGAACATTGGCCTGACAGGTCTGCGAGCCAAGAACGAAGTCAATGGGGCGCGTCAGGCCGAGAAGGCCGTTCAGCGGCTTGTTCGAGACACTGGCCCAGAAACCCACAGAGGAATCAACATAAGCCTGCTTTGCCGCAAACTTTGCCGATGGCGGGAAAGACGTATTCACTCCCGCGTTGTTCTCTTTGATGAACCACGGGTCGATCAGCATGACACGCGCGCCACCCTCGGCAGCCGCCGTGATCGCATCTGTCGAGTTCGTATTCGGGCCGTCCGCGTAGATGACCGCGCCAAGCTGTTCGGCAATACCCTTGAGTTCCGCGACAACTGCATTCTCTGCCGTGGCTATGGTCGCCGAGAATGCCGCGCCCGAGCCACTTCCTGCCGAAGCCGGAAGCGTGATGGTCGGGGCCGTGGAATACCCGGAACCGTTTGCCGTGACCGTGACGAGAGAAACGGCCCCACTCGAATCCACGGTGGCCGTCGCAGCCGCGCCATTCCCGGACGCGTCCGTGATCGTCAGCGCATACATCCCAGCCGTATAACCGCTGCTGCCGTTCGTGACCGCAACAGCGATGATACCGTTTTCCTGCGTCTGGTGCGTCCACCCCGGCGCACAGAGCAGGCGCGGACGCTTGCCGGTGACAGACTCTGCGGCAAGCAGAGCATGAACGCCCGTATAGGAACCAGCACCCGACAAGCCCCCGACGACATTCGGTATCGTTGCAATGTCATAGGACGAGACGGTCTGACTGCCGCTCGACGCCACTGCATCGACACGAACCGCCACCACGAGAGGCGCACATTCATCGAGAAAGTCAGAAAATGCGGGAACAAGCGTTCCTACATCCCCCTGATTGGCGGGCGCGTTCGCAGAAAGCGCAGCAATCAGGGATACATCGTCACCAGAAACGAGGACGGGCGTATTGAGCGGCCATTGTGTGGCATCCGCATAAGGTGCAGTTCCCACAATACCGATAACAGAGGTGTCAATCGTCGCAGCACTTTGGCTGGCGCTTGTGACGTTCTGAACCTCTGCACCGTGCAAAAATCCACTTGCCATATTGAAAAAAATATCTCCGGGTTTGATGGAGACAAAATAGTGGAGCAGATTAAGGGGCTCCACTGGATTTCGGGAACGATTTATAATTGACTGCGCAGAGTAGAAATTTCTTTTGCTGTAAATGTCACTTCATCTTTTGATCAAGAATTACCTTATCTGAACTCCACAACAGCGCAGCCATTGTGGCCCGCGCCTCCTTTGTAAAAGTTTCCGGAATAACTGGTGTCATAAGCGCCGCCACCACCAGACCCGAAACCAGTTCCATCATTGCCCCCGCCGTTGCCAGCACGTCCACTGCCGCCCCACGCGCCAGCGCCACCGTAACCAGTCACGGAAGGGTCTGACGTGGCTCCAGTCTGGCCATCGCCGCCGTCTGACCCGTTCGCGAATTTAATGGGATTTGCGCCGTTCATCGTTGATGCACCGCCTCCGGTACCTCCCGCACTGGACGATACCGAATTCCAAACCCCGCCGGTTCCACCACCAGCCCATCCAATTTTAGTTCCATTCAGATAGGCAATCGTGTCACCGCCATTTGTCTGGCCGTTTATTGTATTCGTGGGAGACGCTGCCCCGGCACCAATCGTCAGATTGATGGTGTCTCCCGGAGAAACCGGGACCCAGAAATACGCATAGCCGCCTGCCGCGCCTCCGGAACCATAAGAGGATGAGGACAAGCCTTGCCCCTGGCAGGAACAGCCAGACCCGCCGCCTCCGATCAGTTCAATCATTGCACGGGATACACCATCAGGGACCGTAACAGACGCATCGCCCGTGTAGAGTGACGGCATGGCCGAGGTGACAGAATACCAGGCGAGATCGCCGGAGCCGCCGTCATAAGTGGCCGAGATGCGACCAGTGCCACCATCCAGGTGCATCCCGGTTCCGCGCTTGTCGCCAGCGTCGGCAATCACCCCGACCGTGCCAGAAATTTTCGTGTCCAAGGCATCAGACAGGGCTTGGTCCGCTTCACTGCGGGCGGTCGCTTCGTCCTCGACGTCAGAATACCAAGCTACGTCCGCGCTACCGTCAGGCATGACGGCGCTTGGTCGCCCGGTGCCACCGTGAATATGAAACCCAGAAATCAGCTTGTCGCCATTGGCGGCAATCACGCCGACCGTGCCAGAAATTTTCGTGTCCAAGGCATCAGACAGGCCAGAAACTGCCGCCTGCGCAATGGCTCCTTTGGGGAACGAGACCGTACCGTCCGAAACAGTCATACCGCCGCTAAACGTGATCCCGGCCTTAACTGCGCACCCCGTCTCCTGAAATGAGAGAAACGACGCTCCGTTTTTATAAAATACAAAATTGCCATCAGCCTGGAACGAGGCGGAATACGAATTTCCGTTGCCGTATTTCACATTCAGGGCATTATTTGCGCCCCAGATATTGCCAGAACCAGACGCGCCCCCAATCCGAACGCCACTTGCCGCAGCGACGGTCAGTTGGCCGTCCGCGTCGTTCTTAAGCGATACATTTGGACTGCCGGGGTCGCCCTGATTGCCGTAATGGAAATTGATGGCCGGGGAAGCCGCATAAACCTCCAGATTTCCCGTTCTGCTAGTGCTGTCATTCGGCAAGGTCAGCTTTTTTGCCGAAAGATTTGCAGAAATGTTTGTCGGGTAGGACACGTTGAAGCTTTGAGTGTTCCCGTCACTCATGCTCCACCAGGAAACAATATTGCCTTCATTGTCCAGAACGGAGATATGTCCCCCGCTCTCGAACTGGATACGCGAACCGCCCAGAATTCCGTAAATTGATTTGCCCGACATGATAACGTCCCCGGTGAACGTTCCGCCGGACTTGTCCATTTTCCCATCAGACAGGGCTTGGTCCGCTTCACTGCGGGCAGTCGCTTCGTCCTCGACGTCAGAATACCAAGCTACGTCCGCGCTACCGTCAGGCATGACAGCACTCGGTCGCCCGGTGGCACCGTGAATATGAAACCCGGAAATCAGCTTGTCGCCGTTGGCAGCAATCACGCCGACCGTGCCAGAGATTTTCGTATCAATGGCTTCAGACAACGCCTCGTCCGCATCACTGCGAGCTGTCGCCTCAGCCTCAACATCAGAGTACCACGCAATGTCCGCAGAACCGTCCGGCATGACAGCACTCGGTCGCCCGGTGGCACCGTGAATATGAAACCCGGAAATCAGCTTGTCGCCATTGGCGGCAATCACGCCGACCGTGCCAGAAATGAATGTAGCTTCCGCTTCTTCCGCGCGTTTTTTTTCAGCGGCGATGCTTTCCGCAAGGGCGTCGCCCGCAACCTGAACGAATTCAGTCGTAGCAAACTGTTTGCTGCTGTCTCCCTCCGCGGGAGTGTTCTTCCCGGATAGCGTTCCTGCCGTCCGGTTGACAGACACCGCCCCCCCGAACAAGTTAGAAATCGCAGTATCGGAATTATCCACATCCGAGAGGTTCCGATCAGCTCGCAGAACATCTGAATAACCCGTCTGCTCATTCTGCAAGAGTGTGATGCGGTCGCCATCATTGCGGGCCTGCGCGAGCGTGATGTGCGTGTCATCGACTTTCGACCACTCATCATCCCGCAGGCGAACGCCGTTGATAAACACCCCGAGCCCGTTAGCCGTAACCGTCGAGAGTGTGACAGCCGTTTGCCCGGCTGCAAGCGTCTGGTCTTCCTCGACCGTATCGACCAGAACCTGAACCGACGCCGAAGGATCAACCCATGTCCACGAGCCGTCATCATTGGCGGACTTGGCAAGAAGCTGCCCGGTCGTGCCGCCTTTAAAAACATGCTCCGGGATTACATAATTCTCGACCCAAAGCCGCGTCGCTACTGAAACATTTTCATCGACCGAAAGATTGACTTCATCCGAGTTCGCCGCCTGGAACGTCATGGTGATGACGACCTGACCAAATGAGCCCTCTGACGAGGACGGCTTATAAACCTGTGGAAGATTTGCCACGGCAAACAGCACGCCATCCGATGTGTACAGACCTGCTTCCCGCATTGTGAAGCCGCCAGATGTCGCCGGAATAATGGCCTCTGCCGTGAACTGATTTGAATTGTCAGGATCAACGGCAATCGCATTCAGCGAGACGCGCACCTGCTCACGGACAAGCGCCGTCTGGGAGGCGTCGGGAGTGATGGCATTGCCGCCACCGTCGCCGATTGCCATTTGCGTAAGCGTAATCTTGTCGCCACCAGCCTGGGCAGCGGTTTCCAGCGCAAGACCTGCACTGGTCTTAATAGTGGTGTAAATGTTCGCCATATCTCAATCAGACGTTTATTGTGATTCCGAAGCAGGTTGCGCCGCCGTGGTAGGTGGTGCCCGAAAAATTGCCCTGCATATCAATGCTTGATAGGTGGGAGCGGGCGTTTTTGTTGGTTTCAACAATATTCAGAATTGAATTCCATTGTTGAACACCAATATCAGCCGCTCCAAGCGTCAGAAGTAACCGGAAAGTGTAGGGATCGCGCTGCGGGCTATCTTTGAACCATTCGAGCATCTGAATGTTGAGGTTCAACGCTTCCAGCGAGGACCTGACCGCATAGGCCGTCCCCTTGCGGCGATGAACCATGTATGCGGCCGCGACGGTTTGCCGTTTCTGTTCTTCCGTCCAGTCGCTCGACCAGTTTTCGACGCGCCACGCCCATGCCAGCCAAGGAAGCCATTGCAGGGGGATTGTCTGCGGATTGATAGATGAACGGATGGGACGCGGTATCGCAGCCAGTCGGTCTGCCGCCGTCGTATCAATGGCAGTTTCAAGCGCAGTCGAGTTATGGGGTAAAAGCGTTTCAGACACCCGTAGACCCCGCCGCAGT